CATGTTTGATGCGTACACACGACGCATCGCCTCATCAAGATCCCACTCCTGTGATGCAGCCATCTGGTAGCAAACGAATACGAGATCCGCCAGCTCTTTCAACTGATCACACTCATCTTCAAAGTAAAAGGCTTCGTGAAACTCACTCCACTCTTCATCAATCAATGCCTTTTGTACTTTGCGTGCTTCACGTCCAATCTTCGATAGGGAATATGCTGCTCGGAACGCCTCGGCTTGATCCATCAAGCTCTGACTCTGCATATGTGTGCTGTAGCTCATTTTGTAGATAGTGGATTGCTTTTTTTAGATCTGCTTCTTTGCTGTCTTTCCAACCAGCACGGCATATGTACTTAACAGCACATCCCATGTGGTAGTTCAGCTCTTGGTCTCTGATGAAGTCCCAGCATTCGATGGAACCTCTGGTGTAGTAATGGGGTGAAGTGGCCATTCTTTAACTAGGTTTGATACGGTATTACACAGAACAAAGTTCTGATGTTGTAAGGAAGTAAGGATAATAATTAAATCTTCTTTGTCTGCTTTGGGTAGTAGATCATCA